TGCGCCTGATGGTTCTGCTCAATAAACGCCTTGACCGGCTTCATGGTCAGCAGGTTCTGGTTCTCCTGCACCGGGTCAGTCGGGATCAAGTCATCCTCAATCGGCACGAGCTTGTTGGCGTTCTTGATGCCCAACACCTCAATCATCTGGCGGTGCAGCAGGGGCATGTCGTAGTACTGCGGAGCAGACTGGGCCAACTGGAACACGGCCTGATACTGGACAATCTTCTGCGCCATCGTAGACGCGTTGGGGTCGCTGACCGGGATCACATCTACGCTGTCGTAGTCGGACTTCTTGGCCCGTGCGTTGCCTTCCTCCGGCTCGTAGTCGTACTCTTCCGGGGTGTAGTCGGCAATGATCACTTTCAGGAGCTTGAACTCCTGCTTCATCGTGAAGTGCATCCGGGCTTGAACTGCGCCCATCACCTTCAAAGTGCGCTCAAGAATCGCCAGCGTCGTACCCACTGGGGCGTTGGCCGACATATCGCTGACCTTCATATCACCAGCGGAGGCGAACTGCCGACCTTCCTGCACGATGCGGTCAAACAGCGTGTACAGAACTTGACTCGGTTCCTTGTATGGCAGGGGCAGGATGTTGTCGCGGATCGAACCCGACGGGACATCTACGTCTCGGAATTCTCCCGGTGCGATGGGGGTGTCATCACCCTTGATCCGTAGACCCCGCGATTTGAGACCACCGGGGAGGTTAGACAAAGTGCCAGCGTCAACAAGCTGGCGGATAAGCATGGTCGCGCTCTTGGCATAGCCACCGATGAGGTGGATGAGGCCATAGCCATAGAAACCAAACCCGGGAATGTATTGGTAGTGGACGAAGTGCTGTCGCTTGAGGTGGAGTTCATCGCCTTCATACCAATTCCTACGGATTGCTAAAACTTTGCGGGTGCCCTTCTCGACAGTGACCACATACGGCAGTGCAATGTCGGTCTCTTCGCCCTTCTTGTTCTTGTGCTCGTAGCCTTCAAGGTTCAAGTCAACGTGAATCTCCAGCATCCGATACCGATCATCGTCGATGGCGCTCATGCCCATCTCTTCGGCTTTTTGCTTCTCAATATCATCTAGCTGATAGGACGGCTCACCCAACTCAATGTCGCGGTAAAACCCAGCTTCTTGGAGTTTAAGAACGTCGTTCTCAGTCTTACGCATCACGTGCGTAACCCGCTCGGCGGTCTCCAAGTTACTCGCGCCATAGGGCACGACGATGTCTTCAGCGGGAATGAACACCGCCATCTGCCGCCCTTTGCTCGGGTCGTAGTAGACCTTCTTGAACGCGGAGCCCGTAATGGGCAAGTTCCACAGCATCTTCTCGTGCTCAGGGCGATACTCGTACATCACCTCAGTGAGCTGGTAGTTCATATCAGCTTGTACGCGAGCAGCGGCTTCTTCTTTCTGCGGCGTATCCTTGCCGATGATTACAGTCTTGACCGGACCCGAAGCTGGGAACGTCTCAGTAATCCCCTCGGACTGGAAGCGCACAACGGACTCGGTGAGCATCGGGTGAAACACACCACACGCGCCCAACCACGGCTCAGTACGCTCCTCGTACTTCAGACCCAGTAGCTTCAACCCTTCCACATACGTCTGCATCCAGTCTTTGCGGTCGTTACAGTCTTTCTCAAAGTCCGCAACTAGCTCTTCTCCAAGTGACTGCAAGTCGCTCTCGTCCATGTAGTCGGCGAGGTTTGCGTCAAAGTCTTTGTCGCTCTCGCGCTTGGGTTTGGGTTTGAGGTCAATCTCAAGGTCACCCACGCCGATACGTACTTCATCGGGGTTCTCAATCTCGATCTCAATGTCCGGCTCCAAAAGAGCATCGAGTCCAAGAGGGGCACCGTACAGCGCTTTGTCCATTCCACTAGTAGCCATGTCAATTCCTTAAACTGTGTAGAACCGCTCTCTGCGGTGGCCCTTGAACCATTCAATCTCTTCAGGCTCGTCCGAGGGCAATCTGATAAATCCGCCTTGACGGAACCTCATAAGTGCCTGCGTTGTAGAGTCCACCAAGTCGTCATTGGTACCGCTGGGAAAGTCATTGCATTCCTCAATAACTTCCTTGGCCCAACGCCGGTCCGGTGCCCATACCATCCCTGAAGAAAACATGTCAGAGACAGCGTTAACCCTGCTGATCTTATCCTGCCCTTTGCCGGGAGTAAACTCTCCCACAGGCACGCCCATGCGCCGAAGCTCTTGGTACAGCGCCGCGCCGTTGGATTTCTTCTCCACCACAAACGCGTCTGGCTCCCACTCCTTGTACTCGTCGAGCACCATCTTCTTGAGTTCGGGGAACTCCATGCGCTTCTTAATAGCGTTTAGCAAGATTATGTTATACGCCGAGGTCTCCTCGTTGAGGAACACTCCCCACGTAGTCAGGGCGTTGTAGTCAGACCTGTTATTCGCCTCCTGCGCAGCGTCCAGAGACATAATCGTAAACTCGCAGCGCGGCGGAGTCTCCTTGTCCCATATCTGCCACCACTCCCGCTTGATTAGCGCCCCCTCCTCGGAGACGGGGTTCTGCATGTACTGCGCCTCCCAGTAGCGCACGTCCATACCAGCCTTTTTAGCCAACAGCTCCTCAATCGACCAAAACTCACCCCACAGGGGCTTGTCGTTCAATATCGCAGGGAACTCCATCACCTCCCACGGGTCAACGCCCTCCTCGCGGGACATCTGGTTCAAAATCTGACCGGTTAAGTCCAATTTAGACCACCTAGTCATCACCACAATAATCGCCCCGCCGGGCATCAAACGCTGAATAGGACCGGACTGAAACCACTCCCATGCAGGCAAAAATACATCCGCTTTACCTAGTTTGGCATCTTGCTCCGAGTGGGGGTCGTCAATAATGAACAAGTCAGCGCCCCGGCCAGCCAGCGCACCGCCCACACCAATCGCAAAATACTCGCCTTGAAAGTTCGTGCCCCAACGCGAAGCTGACTTCGAGTCAGCTTGCAGCTCAACCTGCGGGAAGATGTCCTTGTATGAGTCCGATCCGACCAAGTTTCTCACCCGACGACCAAAGTTCACCGCCAGATCGGCAGTGTGGGAGGCCATGATGACCTTTTTATGCGGAAACTTGCCCAAAAACCACGCTGGAGCGAGGTACGAGATCAGCTCAGACTTCCCGTGGCGCGGTGCGATGTTCACAATCACACGTTTTTTACGCCCAGCAGCGATGTCCTCGAACAATTTAGCCAGTCTGCGGTGGTGCGGACCGACTTTATAGCCCGGATAGACGTGATCTGCGAAGGAAAGTAGGTTGTCTCTGCCTAAAATTTGAGCAGATTCAGCATCCCACGCCTTTAAAAGGTCCAAAGTGCGCTTTTTGTCCTCCAGCGACATGTTTGGCAGGAGGTTCTTGAGCGTTTGAATCTGCTCAGGCGTTATTTTCATCAAAAATGACCCTCGACTGTACGTCTACCGTGCGTTTCTCGAGTTTCTCCAGCGTCTCAAGCAGTTCTTTCTCCACTTCTTCAATGGATTGCTGTTTGACGGTCATCTCTGAGCGTTTCTTAAACGCATCTACGCCATCTATCTCGCCCAGACTGCGCAGCGCCTGCATGCGAATCTTGCCATCGGGGTGCTCGGTCTCAGCAACCAGCTTATTGACGATGTAAATCTTCAAATCAGCCAGCTCTTTAACGACTAGCGTGTCGTGCTGAGCCACCATTCCAGCCAGATAGGCAATCGTGGGGTTTGAATAGTTTATTAGCGAAGGAGATTGGCTTGGGTTGGTCATCATCTGCCGCGCCAAGTCCAAGGCTTTGCCTCGGTCGTCTTCGTTTGGCTCGATGGGATCGCCCGTTAAATCAGACAGCAGCTTGACTGTCCGCGCCCGCATGTCGAGTTCTTCTCGAGCGGATAACTCAGGCATTGCCTCTGTTGCAGAAGCAGGTAGGGGTACATCGAAGTCGATGTCAGGAACGTATTCCATAGGAGGAAGAAGGCACTCCATTAATTGCTGCGAAATATACCACGCCTTTTTTGTTTATGGGACTCCTACCGGGGGGTGTTTCTGGGGCGAAGTAAAAATAAATGTGGTCTGGAAAAACGAAGGGGGGAGGG